GTACCTCAATAATGTCGTACATCATTTTCTCTTTATCGTTATCATATTCAGTTCTACATATATATTCTAATTCGCTACAAATATTTACCTGTTTTTCGTTCAATACTTACTCCTGTCTATAGATAAATCCATTTGGTATACACTCGTGTTCTTGTTCAATATCGCATCCGACACTGCCGTCGCACCAGTAAAATAAATGCTTACAACCAGCGCAACAGACAGTAGGCTCTTCTTTTTCTTTACTGGAAAACATTGAAATTAGTTTATCAAAAAATCCCATGTTAAATCTCCAACATATGTGAGGCTTCCATGTCGGCTTCTTGAAGAGCAAGTGCAAGTGGATATTTCTCAAGCGCCTCACCAAGTTCGCCATATGAATTTGAACTAAGATTATACGCACCCATGTGCCAATAAATACAAGCGATTTCTTCTATAGAAAGCTTCATGAATTGCTGAATAAAGAATACGGATTTTGCACCATGACCAAGAGGAAATCTATCATTACATGTATAGGATTCTGCCATTGTCCAAACATAATCACCTTTTGCGTCATGCTTCACACCCTTACCACCAAACGAGGCGACGACATCAGGATCGTAAGACTTTGTATTCTTCAGTTCTTTGTCGTAGAAATATGTCTTGCACAAATCATGAAGAAGTGCGACACATGCAACTGTTGCTTCTTTATCGGCATTGACAATATTTGCCCAAGTCGGGTTGCTTGCTTTGTTCATAAGGCAGTGATAAACATTCAGACTATGCTGAAGCAGTCCACCCTCTTCCGATAGATGAAATCTTGTTGAAGCCGGGGCTGTGTAGAAGTCTGACTTGCGGATAAATTCAAGCAGCTTGTCAGCGCCCTCACGGGGAAGGATATATTTTGTGTAAAGGCTCTCGAACTCTTCAATGTTTTTCTTTGTATCAATCATATTAAACTCCTCATAAATCATCATCTTCTAATTCAATATCTATATCCACGTTTCTATATAACAAACAGATGACTGTAATAATGCAAGCCAGTATATTAAATATACAATCAGGAAAACCAACGATAGGGCATATTACTAGATTTGCCGTTAAAATAGAAGCCAAAATCAAATCAATATTTGAAGTCATAAATCACCTCAGTCGCAATATTCATCATCATCGTATTCATCAAAATCATCTCTTGCATAATCTTTATCATTCACTTCGTCATATCCTCCACTTGCTTATCTGTAGGAATAACACCAGTAATACCGTCAAACAATCTCGACAAAACTAGATACCAAAAAACCGCAATTGTAAGTACACCAGAAACACACATTGTTACAAGCAAAACTGAAACGATAATACTAATTAGCTGTTCCATATTTATACACCTTTTTAAACTATAAACCAATAACCATCGTCATATGGGTTTAGCGAAATATAAATTGTTTCTTCGTTGTCCCAACAGAGAATTTCATCTTCACAAACTACCATAAAATCATCTACTTCCATTTTTATATGTGATGTTTTATTTTCAATTGTTATATCAAAATTATAATAACAATTAAAAAGATTATTAAAACACACTTTTAATTTATCAAGGAGTACATCATCATCAAGCATTCTTTCCCATAAATCGTAGTATTTGATTATTTTTATAAACGATTCTGTCGCCCAAATAAAATAATCGAAAAAGTCATTATTATGATAACTAATTTTTAAATAACCTTTAATCATAATCGCTTGCCTCAACCCTTATATAATTGATACTTCTTACTGATCTTATTACCAGTCTCGTCACTAAGAGGAATAAAACCTACACAAGTAAGCGTTCTACCGACACCGTTCTCGTCAACTTCTTCAGGCTCAAGTTCTGTATAACAGTTATCTTTTATAGGAAAATAGTCAACACCCTCTTTAAGCCCTAACTCTTCAGCGATTTTATATACCTTTTCTAACTGATGCTTGTTCTTGGCTTCAAGAATTATTTTTGTGAATGAACCGCAAATCCAGTCGTTATACATTTCCCAATTAAATGAAAGAACGCTTTCTACGTGTGATCTTCTTTCGCAGAGTCTGAGTTTATAAGGTGCATATTCTTCAAAATAAAAATATTTTTCTCCACGCTCTCTTGCTTCTTCTGCCCACTTATCAAGGTCTGCCCTTCTATACTCTTGTGGTAATGTTGCGATAATTTTGCCCTCGATGTCCGTATCTGTGTAATAACAACGTCCAAGTTCGCAATCCAATACCTCTCTAGATTTTTTACGAATCTGACTAGTCAGAAACGCCATACTAGCATGAGCAACTTGTGCCGCCATCTTGCCCTTAGACATATTTAAATCTTTACGAACTATGATGATTTGTTTCACACGACCCTCCTATATAATCAAGTTTATCCACATATAATTCTTTAAATAATTTTGCCAAGTTATTATGTTGTATCTCGTTTAATTTGGCTATCGTATCTTCCAAGCTTTCCTTATTAAGCTGATTTAAAGTTGTATATTTAGTTGGTATTCCAATGATTGCAATATGTCTTTCTTCGCTCATAAACTACACACCACAATTTCTATATCGGTATCTGCGAAAACCTTTTCTATTAATGACTTAACGTCAGACCAGTTTTGTTTGTCTAGCCCACATCCTATGCGAGGCATTGCAAGTTTGGTTATATAATGGTCTTCGCATTGTTCCTTCATCCAGACTAAAGCGTTTTCAATTGTTGTTAATGTCGGTTTATCCCAGTAGTTGCGTTTAGTAACGAGATTAAAAAATATATAGTCGCTAAAGAGAATAATCGAACCACCTCTGAACCTCTCTGGCGTTTTGTCCCATCTTGGCATCCAAGATGCAGGGAACGTATTAAATAGTTTTTGACGCGCGTCAAATAATCTATCAAATTTTTTAGCGATACCAGCGCCTAGTTTAAAGTCGGCGCTGATGCAATGAGCAAGGGCATAGTCGTTTGGCATTGTAAATAAATCTTGTTTTATTTCTGCAATTTTCATGTTCTCTCCACATATCCGCCACATGTATTGTGCGGATTAAAAAAGTTGTCTTTAAGATGTTTACAATAATAATATGAGCAGTTGCCGCCATAAGATGAATAATATCTACATGAGTGGCAAGTTGGTGGAACATCCGTGGATTTGTCAAATGGTTCTTCGGCATCAATTTTTACATCTAACACTAAATTCGCATCATCTTCTGAGGTATGCCCATTTATTGAAAGACTTTGTGTATATAATTCATCGCAATGAGGACACCTTACAACAATACCTCTTCTGCCATAATACGTTTTCTTATTTGGCATAAGAACTTTATTGGCTTTTATGTCTCCGATAAAATTACCCTTGTTAAGAAATACCGTTCCATCTTTTGAATTGACATTCCCCTCAAAGTCACCATTTCCCATTAAAATTACAGTTACATTTTCGCCTTTAATATCTCCAACATAATCGCCGTCAATTTTATAAACAACCTGTTTAACAAAATCGCCACGTTTATTTAGGAATTCATCAAGTGTAACTGTCTTCTGTGTCATCTTTTTATCCTCTCTTATAGCAAATTCATCTTTAACAGCGTTGGCAAACCTCTCAATATCGTTGAATATTGCGTTTGATACTATCACCGATAGTCCAAAAATTATTAAGAAAGTAACACTGTCCATTTATGCTTCGTCCTCATATGGCATTGGCATTTCAGCCCATGCCTTTACCAATTCATTCTGTCCGCCCCAGTAAGCCAAATCACCGTTTCTGTTTTCTCCCCAATGTTCTCCAAATGCGATTTCCCTTTTGCCGTTTGGATACTCAAGGCTTACAATTACTTCTTCTCCTTTTGGCGGAACATTTTCTTCGTCATTACAGGGATGCCAAAATGTTGATGGGGTTTCGTTGATTGTCCTAAGAACGTCGTGTATTACTCCAGTAGGAATATCCTCGTCTGCGAGGTGACTCATCAACACGGCATAAACGGCATTATAGATATCAGTCCTGTAAAGAATTTCGTTTGCCATATTCAGCCCTCCATTTCGCCCTGATTTTATTGGCGGTTTCTGAAATGTCATAAGTGATTTCTTCATCACCATTTTCTTTAGACCACTTTTCGACTGTGTATGAATTCAGCATAATATTGTTGTCATCTTCATTATTGAAATAATTCCAATCATCAGAGTGGAATTCAATCCATTCATCAATTTTATCTGGATATTCTTTTTTGTACCAATCAGATGGAGTTGTGTAGCATTTCTTACAATAAGGAGAAATCCAACCGTTATTTATAATTGGCACATCAGGTTTGCCACAGATAATACAGATATTTTGTGATAGCATAGAATAGTTATCAATAATTTCTGGAACTTTACAATCTACTGGAGTACCATTATCATACCAACGAAGCTCACCGTATTTCTCTTTAATCTGAAGAATTCTATATTCATTAAGATAATTGCATCTGACAAGTTCCTGTTTAATTTCTTCACACATCATTTCTCCAAATGCTTTTCTCCAGCCTACTGGCATATCATCAAGATATGTGGATGTGTAATCATAATCTTTAAGGATTTCTCCACTCCATTCATATCTAGGAATAAGAAATGGATATTTACCACAAAGAAGCCAATTATGTAATTGCTCCTCTGTATAATCTCTTCCTAGAATTTCATCGGCTTTTCTAAGTGCCTCAGAATATTCGACAATATTGGGAAGAGGTGCGCCACTATCTGTCGCCCTCTCCATAACTTCTCTTGCCTCGTTTTCTGTCATCATTCGTCCTCATCTAAATTCTTTATATAATCGAGTAATTCCTGTGGCGTTCCAACGAAGAAATAATCTTCATCCCAACTGCTAACACAAATTAATGTTTCATCATCGGCACGATATGGTTTTTTAGCGTCTGCATTTATTATTACGACATAATTGTAATCACATTCGCTAACTCTTTCGCCAATAGGAACAATATATAAACCACCAACACCATCCTTGTTTTTTACTATATATTGGGCAACTAAATCACCAACACCATTCGCTTCAGAAGTTGATTTATATGATGCAATACCATCAACAATTATCTTTTTCGACAGCCAAGTACATAAATCTTCTCCGACACCTTCGAGATACCCATCGTACATCTGAAAAATGTTAACAATTGGCTTTATGGTGTCCCCTCTTTTTCTACAAAATGTAATTGTACTTCTAGTTCCCATTACTTCTCCCTATACTTACTTCCACCTTTTAGATATTGTCGTCCTTCATCTGTCTGTACCCAGTTCAGATAATGCTGATACATTTCTTTTGTCAGCAATTCTGTATGCCCAAATCTGAGTAATGTATAGATATCTGGATGAAACTTTAAACACCACACAGAAAAACTTTGTGTCATTTCATTCATTTTTATTTCTCCCCTGTAGAACCAAATCCGTTTTCGCCGCGCTCTGTTTCATCAAGTTCATCGACTTCCATAAATGCGATTTTACCCTGTGTTTTTTGGATTCTAAACTGACAGATTCTATCATTCTTCGGAACAAAAGTTTGGTCTACTGCGTATGCTGGGAACATCCACTGACCTCTATACTGGTTGTCGATTACACCAAGATGGTTTGACTGTAAAATATGATATCTTTTAAATGTACTACTGCGAGGGACTACCACTGCTTCATATCCAACTGGCAGTTGCATCTTTACGCCAAGTGGAATAAGTTTGGCTTCGCCTTTACTAAAATATGTGTCTTCTGCGCATCTAAGGTCTATCCATTCTCCCTCATGTGCCGCGTCAATCTTGTCGATGTCTGTAAGATATTTAATTTTAATTGTGTTAAATGTAGCCATGTTCCACTCCAACTCCATCATCAATCCTCCTTATATGTAAGTTTTCTAAGCATGTCTTGAAGCGCTAGTTCTATCGTTTCTTCTGTGTCTGTTTCTGTAATTGTTATTGATGTTGTCATGTTATTCTTTTTAAAAATAACAACGCATCTTACCTTGCCTACGAGTGGTCGAAAAGAACCATCCATAGGCTTTATTTCAATACCAATATTGTTATCTGTTGAAAATTTAATAATGTCCATCAATTTGTTTTTCCTTTCTTTTAAATGTTTCTATATATTTATTCTTAATTCGTATTGCTATTTACACGCAAATTGACGCAAATCGGAAGCCGTGGTATAATAATGAAAAGATAAACCGATAGGAAAGGAGGTGTTATTATGGAAATAAAGGCTAGAATTAGTAATAGAGGAAAAGCTAAAGTATTTACAGTAGTTGAAGAACTACCAATAAGCGGTTCTCAAGTTGAAGATACTAATTATTATTATGGCGAATGTGCCGAAGTTGAACTTGCTTCTGTACAAAGATTAAAGGATGAAATATATCATAAGAGATACGATTTCTTTGTATTACCGATAATAGATAAAGATGGTAGTATTGTTGATGATAAATATTTCTGTTGCCCTCATAAAAAGAAATACTATGCAACTACAAACCTATATCAAACATGTATAAGTGAGTCTAGAAAATATGATGATAGAGACGCATATATTAAAAATATGTATTTGTCTAAAATATGGGACACTGAAGATGTACGAAGGGAGGGGCGTGAAGAATGGCTTGGTCAAATATGGGATGCGACACACAGAAATATGAAAGATATCATAGCCGTTACAAAATCTTCTCAATTAAAAATGTGTAGATATTTTGGTATCCCAAGAAGAACTCTTGAGGATTGGTGCTCTGGAATTTATACACCACCGCCGTATATACTAATTATGATGCAAGAAATCTTGGGTTTAATTTCAAGAGAATAATTATTTGTAAAATAATAATGGGGCTTTTCAGCCCCATTTTTTACATCTATTGAATTTATTAAGAACCCAGATTAATTCTTTTTGAAAAACGTTAAGCCGAATGCCAAGATAATCTTCTATGAAAACGATTTGTTCTTTGTAGCTTTTTACGCCTCCGTTTTTATGTACAATCCGCAATGGCACTCTCCTGCCTCCTGTTCAAGAAACTCTTTACACATACAATAATTTTCTGGAGCATCTACTAATTTACACGGGCAAAGACCATTGCGCTCCTTTAGCTTTGCCCTAATTTGATTGACGAGTTCTATGTCGTCTGAAATTTTTACTTTCAATTAATCACCACCTTTATTCAACAACACATTCCCAGTACCATCCTTTTAAATAGTTATCATCCAACCACCTTTGCTTTTCTTCATCAGTCTGCAAAGCATTATAGTTTTTATATGCGCTAAGATAAAAAACTGGCACTTGTCTTGTGCGATATGCCATTTCTTCTATATTTCGTATTAACTCATCTAAATCCTGTTCAGTAAACATATTACAACCTTTCTGCATATTGATTATCAGATGCAAGATTTACACCAAGCACTTCATCATAATGAGTTTTTTGGTCTGGAATATAGCGACCGTATTTGATAATGACATGTCCTAAAGATTTTAATTCTTCAATTATATTTTTATTTATTTCTTCTTTGTTGTATCCAGTATAAATAACAACGTCATCATGACAGTTATATTTTATTCTTAATAATTTAATTAAATATAGAAGACTAAATACAGAATCAAGAGGTTCTAATCCCTGACATACAATAGCTTCTGTAATGGGATTAGATAAATATCTTCCAATTATTTTTTCATCTGATATTTCAATATTAGGCTCGTTGGCAAGAGGACTGTTTTGACAGACAGCCCTCCCACAATCTTTGTCGCACTTGAACGAACAAAATGGAAATTCTATAGTCATGGATATTTTTTTATAGTTTACGATATCTGTATCAATTATTCCTTTAACTAGCATTAAACTCCTCTGCCGTTGAATTAATACTTTCCCACTTCCTCATATGATACTCGTCTGTTCTTTCTTTACTCCATGTCTTTGTTTTAGTATAGAATCCAACTATTCTTGTAAATTCACTATCAACTGGATTACCACACTTTGGACAAATATTACCATAGAATGCATGACTGTTTTTACAGGATTGTATCTTTGTATTAAAGGCAAAATATACAAGTCCTTGGTCTGCAATATAATTCACCATCTTCCACGCTTTATCAAATGAATCAAACGGAGAGTCGATATTTGCGTGGAGTATACTTCCGCCATTGCAATATCTATCAAACTCAGATGCAATTCTGATTCTTTCTTGGAGTGTTGTCTGAATACCAAGTGGAATAAACTGGTTACCATATAGTGGTAAATCGTATATATTCGCTTTTGGATAAAAGAATTTGTCCTTCATCATTAGTTTAGCGGCGGCGCTCTCTCCCGGAATTTGCTCCGTGTTTATCATATAATCACAATGATTATCAATAATGAATTTGTCGGCAGTCGCTCTCATTATTTTGAATATTTTATTACCAAAATCAGATGCTTCTTTTGTATAATAAACATTGCCAAATTCATCTGTAGTTGTATATCCAAACTTCTTCATTGTCTCGTATATACCAATAAATCCAATCGTATTATAAAGATGTTCAAAATCAATAAGACCATATGTGAAATTTGGAAGCAACCCTTTATCAACATTTCTTTTGATAATATGCCTTACACAATCAAGCGCCTGTAAATTTGTGGTAATTCTTTTTTCAAGTTCGTTTAAATACTCTTCTTCTGAATTTGTATCAAGTGCAAGTCTAGCAAGATTAATTGTGTTAACTTTTACAGAGCCGACTTTTAAAGCCGTACCTCCGATAGAATTAAAATCAAAACCCCTATATTTTCATATAGGTTTGGACTATTTCTTATACACACTAAGTGCATACCCCCATTTCCAAATGCGTATCAATAGCACTCGTACTTCTCTTAGCGAGAATAGCCTCTACAGGTTCGGTTTGTTTTTTACCTCTCTTTTTTCTTAAAGGGTAGTCTTCATTATTGTTGAAATAATTTCTACCACTATTAATATGTTTGATAGTTGATGTATTCACATGGTAATAATCTGCGATTTGAGAACAAGGGTAAGGTGTATTCTTTAATAACCATTTAACTTCCTCGACCTCTTTATTGCCCAAATTGTATGGGCATGATTTTCTAATTGGATAACTTTCCCATTCTCTTTTATGTGTTATGCCCCAATTAATATTGTTAATTAAAACTTGGTTGAAATTTGGAGTAAACTGTCTACCAATTTCTGGTTCTGTCAGTTTGCTATATTTTAAATAATCTATTACTTGACTTACTTGTTTTTCAGTTATAACAGATTTGTGATGATTTTCTCCATATGAATGTGGCGGTTCTTCTCCTCCAATTGCTATATTATATCCATATGGGGAATACGCTTTATATTCTTTAATTAACTCTTGTTCTCTTGAATTATATTCTTCAGTCCATTCAAGCACTTCCATGCTAAAATTTTCTTTGCCATATTTTCTAATCGCTTTATGTATTGGGCTATTATCTGTGTCGTTTAATGCACGGCTACAATGTGCAATAAATCTATGTTGTGGATTAACAGATTGTCCAATATACAACTTACCATTAATATTATTTGTTATTTTATATATAGCCTTCTTCAACTATCTAAAAATCAAACCGCTTCCCACGAGATTAGCATATCATAATAGACTTAGCCTTCCTCGTTAGCATTTATAAATAAATACCCCAGTGATAACTGGTAAAGGGGTAATCGGGCATTTTTGTTCACCCTAAATCTTTAATATCACTCTTGAGCCTGCAACAATTCGACAAACTTGTTACGCTATCGTCAATGAAAAGATTACTATCAGACCACTCCATATTGTGTTTAATAGCCCACCTTGCAAAATCTTCATCTACAAATTTGCCGTCTTTTCTAAGAAGAGAAATTGTACTTACAGGGAATGTGAACATTTGGGTATGCCTAATATTAGCCATAACTTCCATGTACCACTTCTGGAAATTAATAATCTCTTCCTCATAATCAATAACATAAGAACCGTCTGGGAAAATTGCAGAACCAAATAATGCCTCAAAATATGGTCGGTCAAAAACTGATGTATTTGTAAATGCTGATTGTGAACCGTCTCTAACATATGGTTGATTGACGGCGTAAATGAAACGTTGGAAGTTTTGTTTTGCATAATATTCGCCATTACCAGACGATGCAATTCCTAAGTAATTTTCATCCATGTCTTTCTTCCAAAAGTAATACATGTATGGAATAATATTAGGAAGACCAACGGCACCACTTGTTCTATTGCAGGCAAAGCTCACAAATTCTTTAATAAAATCTACAAACGTTGTGAGATGTTTAGCTGGCTCTGCACCCTGCCCATCAATAAAGAACAGTCCTTTTTCTGCCAAATCCTTTAAGTCGTAGGCAAAACAGTAAGGACGGAATGTGGTAGATGATGCGTCATGCATATACAGTTCTCCAACCCACTCTGCTCTTAACCATTCGTTCGCAGATTTGAAACCATACTTCTTTTGAATTTCATAATATATTTTATTAAATGCAAGTAATTTAGAATGAGGCTTTGGCATTTCTCTTTCAAGCGTAACTATATCTTTATGAGATACATTTGAGTTACCATCAATACTCGCATCGGCTACAACACTCTTATCAACAAAGTTATCTATGAAATCAGTATAGGATAACTGTTTGTCATCAAACCCATTAATCTTTGCAATTTCTGTACCATATTCGCCCTGTAACTTGTTGTATTGGGTAGTAAAATTTTTGTCGAGTCTAATATTAATATTCATTTAGCTATCCCTCTCTACCTCTTCAAAAACTTTAAGCAACTTCATTGCATTAACATAATCAATAAAGCTATCCCCAATCTGTAGTACAGGGGCGTTTTGAAACCCCATATTAATTAACTCATCAATATTGTTACTGACATTAAAACTAATACCATCATTTGTTAATCTTTTTTCAAGGATGCTACATTTGGGGCATCCAGTGCTATAAAGTGTAATCATTTAACCCTCCTGTTTAATCATAATTTCCTCTCCTTTGATTCAACTCACTCATATATTGCGGCGTAATCTAGTACCGCTTCATATAATTCAAACTCATCATTATAATCATCATAAAAGAAAACGGTCGTTGCTTCGTGTTTTAACCACGGGCTAACATCATTCTCCCATATGTCTTTATTGGCAATCATAATGATTGGCTTATTGTATTCGTATGCAAGCATAATTTCCTGCGCAGTACCAATACTTTTTGGCGCATTCATGTTCGCAATAATCACATCGCTATTCTTTACCCAATGTGTATCGAATATAAAAGACTCCTTGTCTTCGTCATGATAATCGGAACCGCACATAAAATAGTCTGGCGGAGAAATAATTTTCATGCTAAAAAAATCAGACTCAGATTTAATAGCGTTTCTCCAACTAGTCATCTCCTCATGTGTTAATCCGCTCATACCCCCACTTAAAAATACTGTTAACAAAATTCTACTGCACCATTATCCTTTCCAATTTCAAATGCACGTTTAAACTTCCGATATATACGCATCGTAAATCCAAAACCGACTACATATTTTTCGAATTCGTCTTCGTAAAAATCAAATGCGTCATATAATTTTTGACACAATATACATCCAATAACGCCCTCGCAATCTGAGAAATTAATCAACTCGTCAAAAGCTTGAGTGCCAACATTCTCTGAAAATATTTCAAGTTCTTGCCTAAAACCGTTATATGTACTATACGAACCTATGTTGAAATATTCACGAGAATCACAATCATATGCGTCGCCATTATACTTTAATGGATTTGCCCTATTTGGAAATGCTTCTTCAATATATCCAAGTTGCGGATACATTATTAATTCATCGCCATCATATTCAAGATGACTCTTCTCCTCGTTTAGCTTATACGTTAACTCTTTGTCTTTTCTAAGTCCGCTATATGCTAGAATATCAAGTCCCAATTATCTCTCCTTTTTATCTAATAATGCCACCACCACTGTCTGTTGTACTTTTGAGTTTGATACACATATGTCTCATGGACGGGTCTGAATTCGTTTTTCTTGTACAGATGCCGTCAATTATATATTCCTTATCCTCAAGTTCTACAGTGATAAATTCGGTTTGAAAATCATCATATCTCATCTGTTGTAAATAACGTTCAAGCTCACGTATTAACAACCTTGCATTTGATAACAAGCCATAACACACCCCCTTTCAATTTATTTCTTCCTAATATATATATTCTTATTTACAATAGTAATTTAAACGTCAGCAGACCTGCTATAGTTAACAACTTTATCTACAACATCTTTAATGCTATCGCTATCGTTGTTGTATACAATCTTGTTTGCAATGTTTATTGCGTTCGCAAAATCTTTGTCGTCTGCCTCCATCCGCCTTTTAATAGAATCATTCTTATCTTTACGGGATTTTAGTCTATTAAGAATTGTTGCTCGATTTGAATATAGATAGATAATGTTGATATGATAATCAGAAATACATCTTTTTAGAATTGCCAGTACATCAACTACACCCTGAGGTGTAAGGATGATTACATGGTTTTTATCATCGATTGATGCATCAATAATTTCATCAGATGGAGAACCATAGTACCAAGTCTTGCCATTAACATCATAGGACTTCCATTCTGCGAAGAACCCATCTTCTATTTTATCTGCGAATTCACTCTCTGTTATGTACCAGTATTCTCTGCCGTTTCTTTCGCCGCGCCTCTTTGGTCTGCTAGTATAAGTAATAATCTGCGACCATCCTCTTTTTACAAGTTCTGAAACAACGGCGTTTTTACCACTGCAAGTTTTACCCATTATTATTGTCAGCAAATTGAAACTCCTTTACATCATACAGATTTTAAAAGTTTTTCCGCGAAACTCTCATATGGCTCTTCGACTATATAAAAATTACCGCTATCAAGTAAAACCGATGTTTTCTCACCATCGAATATAGGTTCTATTGTAACAATATGTCTAACGTTAATAACTGCTTGTTTATTGCTACTACTTGCCGACTTTACTTTATAGAATTCTTTCATATACCATCCTCCGTTAAAGTGAATAATATACTTCTGTTTCAAGATTATAGTCGTGTGCTATCCTAATCATCATTTTTGTACCTCGTGCCTCGCCAATTGGGAATGCAATCAAAGCGCCGTTCTTTTCAGATGCATATTTTGCCATCTGGTTGTTCCGAATATATCCAGCCCTTTTGCCATACTTACTCCAATCGGCAGGGAATAACACAACTGGATAACCGTGCTCCTTTGCATATTGCTCACCAAGCATATCGGCTCCTCTACAATGACCACTAACAATCTCTACACTATCGTCAATATTCTTAATATAATCATCAAGAACGCTATATAACCATTCTTTGTTAGAAAAATATCTACTCCCTGCCACAATTATTCTTGTCATTATATTTGTTTAGAACCTCGCTATCCATTGAGAAAGAAGTGACATGACTGTTT